ACAGCTAGTCCGACTCCATCACCTAGTCCAAGTCCAACAGTAACAGCTAGTCCGACTCCATCACCTAGTCCAAGTCCAACAGTAACAGCTAGTCCGACTCCATCACCTAGTCCAAGTCCAACAGTAACAGCTAGTCCGACTCCATCACCTAGTCCTAGTGTAACACCTAATCCACCAACACCTTCACCTAGTCCAAGTCCAAGTCCAACACCTTCACCTACTCCAAGTCCTAGTCCTAGTCCAACGCCTAGTCCAAGTCCATTTGTACATACCTACAGCCTAGGCTTTGTAACTAGTGGTGGTGGATACTCAGCATGTAGCGAATTTGAATTCTTACCTGTTAATTATTACTCATTTACTTCTCCAATAGGAAATAATGTCGTACTATATACAAATAACGGTATGAACATATTAGCTGCAAATGGATTTTATTCCAACGGAGTAAATTTCTGGCAAATTACTGGAGGTGATGGAACTTTAAGAAATCAAACTTCTTGTATTCCTCCAACACCTTCACCTACTCCAAGTCCTAGTCCTAGTCCAACGCCTAGTCCTAGTCCGACAGTAACAGCTAGTCCAACACCTTCACCTAGTCCAAGTCCGACAGTAACAGCTAGTCCTACACCTAGTCCAAGTCCAAGTCAAACACCTAATCCAACACCTAGTCCAAGTCCTTTTGTACACACTTACAGTTTAGGTTCAGTAACTAGCGGAGGTGGATACTCAGCATGTGACGAATTCGCATTTTTACCTGTAAACTTCTTCTCCTTTAACTCTCCAATAGGAAACGGCACTGTACTGTATACAAATAACAATATGAATATATTAGCTGCAAACGGCTTCTATTCTAACGGAGTAAACTTCTGGCAAATTGTTAGCGGAAATGGTACTTTAACAGGTCAGACTTCTTGTATACCACCTACACCTTCACCTACTCCATCACCTAGTCCAACACCTAATCCAACACCTAATCCAACACCTGTTCCGACACCTGCTCCAACACCTAATCCAACACCTAATCCAACACCTTCTCCAACACCTTCACCTGTTTATTACAATATACTAGCCTGTGATGATAGTTCAACTGGATGGTCAATAGCATACTCTCCTGGAACATTTACAACTAGTTTAAGGTGCACTGCAGTAGCTGACGGATACCCAACAAGAACGGTGGTTATTATTGGATCTTCAACATCTGTACCAAGCCCTCCTTTATACACATTAACTAGTCTAGGAGTAAACGGATGTCCTGCAACACCTGCTCCAACACCTGCTCCAACACCTGATCCAACACCTAATCCAACACCTTCACCTACTCCATTAATAGAGTGTACTTCATATAGCATAGAAAATCCTGATAGTAACTTTGATGTATTTGTTAGTTACACAGACTGTACCACTGGCGAGGTATTCAATGAAACTGTTGGACCGCTACAAACTATAACTGTATGTTCACAAACTTTTCCTAGCGCTGGAGGCGGTATTGTTACCAATCTCGGTAGTTGTGGATAGTAATAAACAATGGTAATATTAAGTTGGAAAAATAAAATAAATTAGTTATATTAAAAAAAAGAAATGTTATGAAAAAAGATAAAATTTTCGTACAGATTGCAAGTTATAGAGATCCAGAATTAGTACCAACTATTAAGGACTGTCTTGCAAAAGCTAAATACCCTAATCGCCTTACATTTGGTATATGCTGGCAGAGATCTGCTGAAGACGAATGGGATAACTTAGATGAGTATAAGGATAATCCTAAGTTTACAATCATGGATGTCCCTTGGAATGAAAGCAAGGGATTATGCTGGGCTAGACACCATATTCAAAAAATGTGGAAAGGCGAGAAATACACGATGCAACTAGATTCTCATCATAGATTTGCACAAGACTGGGATGAGCAGTTGATCGAGATGATGGGTATGACAGGATCTCCTAAGCCTATCTTAACAGCTTATGCCGGAATGTACAGTCCAAAAGAAAATAAACTATTAAACGAAGAGCCATATCACATGGTTCCTAATAAATTTACACCAGGAGGTACGATTCTATTCTACCCTCAAGGAATTCCTAATTGGAAAGAATTAGAAAAACCAATCCCAGCGCGTTTCGTTAGCGGGCACTTCTTCTTTACTCTAGGTCAACACTGCGAAGAGTATAAATACGATCCAAATATTTATTTTGCAGGTGACGAAATTAGCTTATCTATACGCTCTTATACCTTAGGATACGACCTGTTTCATCCTCATAAGACGTTAATCTGGCATGAATACACGAGAGAAGGTAGAACTAAACACTGGTCTGACTTTAATAATGAAACAAAAGAAGCAGGACTTGTAGAGAAACCTTGGTGGGATATGGATAACGAAAGTAAAAGACGTTTACGTCACATGCTTCAGGAAGAAGATAATGATATCGATTTAGGCGAGTACGGATTAGGGACTTTTAGAAGTCATTTTGCTTACGAAGCATACGCAGGTATTAATTTCAGACGTAAAAAATTACATCCAAACGCATTAAAAGGATTATTTCCTCCTACATACACTATTGAAGACAGCTTTGATTGGATGTTTTCTAAAGAGGTTGATTATAATATAACTTTAAATTGGACAGATAGATGGCCTGAATTAAAATCTCAGACTAGATGTACTTGTACTTTTGACTTTATGTATGTAGGTATTGAGAGTGAAGACGGGGAAGTAATTTTTAGACAAGATTTAACTGGCAGACCTTTTTTAGACGGAGAAACAACTACTCTACCAGTTAGTTTTACTTCTACAAAAGTACCTTTTAAGTACGTACTATGGCCTCATCAAAAAGATAAAGATTGGTTAGAGAGAATCGATATAAAGTTGTAAGATGAATTACCTAATAGGAAGTATTAAACATTGTGGAAGAGATAAAGTGTATACTTGGGCTAAGAGTGCGGCTAATTATTGCTCAGCTAAAAAGATACTGCTTTGTCAAGATGAAGAATTATCTGATGAGTTAAAATCATTAGAAGAGTTCGGTTTTGATGTTATACATGTGCCAACTGCCCGTCAGGATGATATAAATATATCTAAATTTGAAAGACATTTTTTAAGTAGGCAATACCTAAATACTATTGAAGAAGATTCTACTATCCTATTAACAGATACTTTAGATGTAGTCTTTCAAGCAGACCCTTTTGAATGGTATAGAAAAAATAAAACCAGAAAAATACTGGTAACTTCGGAAGGTGTCATACACGAGCATGAGCATTGGAACATGAGAGGTATTGGAAATGCGTTTACTCCTTATGTAAATGAAATGAGACCTCAAGATGTTATAAATTCCGGCATAATAATGGGTGAATGTAAGTATGTAAAAGATCTCTTACTATTTACTCATGGATTGACTATTAACGTAAAGCCTGAACATACCGAAGGCATAGATCAACCTGCGTTAAATGTAGCTATGCTTGCAAACTCTATTAGAGATATTACTCAGATTACATCAACTTCTGAAGATTTTGCTATTAACTGTGCTGTAGCAGGACCAACTCCTCAGTTTGAAGCTTGGGGTTTTAATAGAAATTACAAATACGATTTACCAAAGTTTGAAAACGGATTAGTTGTTAATAAAGACAACCAGCCTTACTGTATTGTACACCAGTATAATAGAGTTCACGAGTGGGATTTGCACTTTAAGCAGAAGTACAAATATAGACCTTACGTAAAACCTAGTGAAGATACTGCAGTAGTAGTATGTAGACGAGCGGTAACCTACTACGATAATGACTGGCGTAAGGCTCTTATAAAAAATAACCACGATTATTTACTATGTAACGTTGAGCTAGAGGATCAATTCGACATAAGCTCTTTACTTGATTATGTTCAAGATAATGTGATACTGTATAGTACAGAGAATATTAGAAATACTTTTAATTTTCATATAGAAGCTAGCGATAAACACTGGTGGAATAATGGCGGTGGTAGGAATATTATATGGTTTTACCCTCATTTTAGAATGATGTACTTTTATAAACTTCATCCTGAGTACGAATACTACTGGTTTTTTGATGAAGATGTTACTTTCCCTGAAAATCACTTGTACGATATAGTAAATGCTCATAAAAGCTTAGACCATGACTGTATGATCACTTACTTGTTTAGTGATTTAAATAATGAAAACTCCTCTCTAGTACCTGTAGTAGATGAAAATATGGTTTCTTATCATAGCCTAGACCATTACTGGCTATCTCATTACCCGGGTCCTGGTGATATGCATCCCCAACAAGTTATAGAAAAGTACGGCTCTTATTTTCCAATAGTAAGATTATCAAACAAAGCGATGAAAGTGCTTGTAGAAGAGCATGAAAAAGGCTTTTACGGTTATAGTGAAGGTTATGTACCTACCACTTTAAATCACCAAGGCCTAAAACTGTATTCAATTTTTAACAAAGAAAGTAAAATTGCTGTTGACGAAAGTTTAATAGCATTTCACAGGAGATATTTAGAATTGCAATGGAAAAATCTGTAACAATAGTATCCGCTCTTTACTACATAGGTAGAGATAAGTGGAAGCATTCTGCTTTTCCTCCAGGTGTGGATAGATATAAGAGCTGGGTTAGTAATCTTTTGAGTTTAGATACTCAAGTGTACTTTTTTGTAGACGATTTCTATCACGATTATATAGTGGAAGTTAGAAAGCAGTACGATCCTGAGTTCAAAAAGACTATAATAAAGAAAATACCTATTACAGACCTTTACTTCTATAAAAAATATTATGTACCAGAAGCATGCTTAATGTTTTCACCGGAATTTAAAAGTAAAGTTTTCTTTCCCGGATCAGCAGATATGAATTATCCGCTCTACCATATTATTAATTTCAGTAAAGTTGATTTCGTTAAAAAAGTAGCTGAAGAAAATCCTTATAACAGTACTCATTTCTTCTGGTGTGATGCTGGCGGGATGAGAGACAATTTAAGTAAGTATGAGAATGTAATATGGCCTAAAATATCAGATAATTGTTTTAATGATAAAGTAATTCACTTCAGTCATAAAGAACAATACAACATTTATCCTAATAAAGATGAATACTTTAGATCACAAGATAGAAATATTCAAGGTACAGCTTGGATTGTCCCTAAAGAAAAAGTAGAGCCTTTTTTCAATAAAATTGATAACCAAGTACAAACTATTATCGATGAAAAAATCGTAGGTAGTGATGAAAAGGTATACGATTTTTTACACAATGAAGATAAAGATTTCTACCAATTAAAAGTGTGCGGATGGTTTGAATACTTTAACGTATGTAACCAACTCTTTCAGAACGTAAATCAAGCAAGTTTAAAAAATATGAAAATAAAAGCAGTAACAGTAACATGGGATTATACAGAGAGTTTTGATTTACAGAAGACTCCTTTATATAAATCCTTTACAAAAAATAACCCAGGAGTAGAGTTAGTACACTACCACTTTAACAGGTCTTTATATGCAGTAGAAGAATTAGAATTTAGAACGAAATTTGATATTCAAAGCGATTACATACTATATAAAGTACAGTTGTTAAAAAATAAATTAGAGGAATTAGATTCAGACTATGTTTTATTTATTGACGCTAACGATGTAGTATGCTTAGGAGCTATTACACCTCTCGTAAACGCGTTTGATTTAGAAAACCACGTTATTGTAGGACATGAAAAAAATCAATGGCCTATGTCTATTAGAAAAGCAGAATGGCCTAATTACGTCGAATATAATGAAGAGCACTTAACTAATAAGACTTTTATTAACTCTGGAGTAATATTTGCAAAAAGAACTAAGTACATTGAGATGTTGCAGAGTATGATAGATAACGTATTTCCTACAGAAATTAAAACTTTTGGAGGAGATCAAGGAATATTTACTTACTACTATAATGCTAACTTACAACCTAGTATTCAATTAGATCTTCAAAACACTCTAACAGTCAATACTTATCTCAGATCCGTAGACGAATATAAGATCGAACACGGCAGGTTAATTTCTAATGAAACAGGAAACCAGCCCTGCTTTGTTCACGATAACGGATGGAACCACGGAAGCCCTAAATACAGGGATCATTTTAAATTAAAGAACTGGTATTCAGATTCTTATCGACATTTAAAAGGACTTGAAGGGCAAAAGCCAATGCCACCTGCACATCAAGAATATCTTTATAGAATGAGAGATGAATTTGGATTTACACCTAAAGTAATTTACGATTTAGGAGCGTGTGTACTACATTGGACCTCTATTGCAAAAGAAGTTTGGCCAGATGCCGAATATTATCTATTTGATGCTATGGAAGAATCAGAGGAGATATTCGAAGAAACAAATCACCAATACTATATAGGCGTACTTAGTGATACTAATAACAAAGAAGTTACCTTTTATAAAAATACTATATGGCCTGGAGGAAACTCTTATTATATGGAGAATCCTCAATTTAGCGGAATGGCTGACCATTTATTCGGTCATCCTGAGAATCAGTTTAAGAGAAATACTACAACCTTGGATACAGTAAGAGCAATGAAAAACTTTCCTTACCCTAATCTATTAAAGATAGATGTACAAGGATGTGAAATTGACATACTAAAAGGATGTCCAGAAATTCTAACTCATGTCGAACACCTTATAGTAGAGTTACAGAATGTTGAATACAATATCGGCGCAGAGCTGTTTGAAACATCTATTCCTTTTATTGAATCTTTAGGATTTGAACTTATAACGCCTAGATTTTCTATGAATGGAAATGTAGACGGAGACTACCATTTTAAAAGAGTACGTTAATGAGTTTACCTACTATAGCAATTCATAGTTGGCATAATGCTTCTGCTGCTGTATATCACGAAGGAAATATCGTAGCAGTTATTGAATTCGAGAGATTTATTAATCTTAAGAATGCTAGCTATTTTTTCTTTCAACCTATACATACAAGAGAGTACATCCTAAAAGAAATATACAGCTACCTTAAAGAGCAATTTGGATTTGTAAAATACGATAAATTTATAACAGGATACGGTTTTCAAGAAATGCCTCAAGCTTATAAAGACGCGATACCGGCAAACGAGTATATTAAAGACGAATCTCATCACCCTTGCCATGCTTACGGAAGCCTTGCACAATCTTCTTTTGAAAAAGCCTTAATTATCTCTTTTGACGGAGGTTCGAACGATGGCTTCTTTAACGTCTACTTAGGAGAAAAAGGTAAAGATTTAGAACTATTACGTACTGTTGGAGTTGACTTAGGATCTCATTATCACTTAGTAGGATTATTCTGCGAAGAAATTAAAAATTATGACCCTCTAACAGCAGCGGGTAAGGTACTAGGCTTACAATCCTACGGTAAAGTTATAAATGAATGGAAAGATACTTTAAAAGAGTTCTTTAAGCACGAACCTCCCTACTGGGCGAATTTAGAAACTAGAAAAAGAGACCTGTCTACAAACTTAGGACTTGAGTTTTCTGAAAGTAATAAATTATCAGGAGAAAATTCTTATAATCTTACTAGAACTGCGCAAGAAGTTTTTGAAGAAGTTTTTTTTGAATACATAGACACTTTAGTAAAGCAATACGATCTCCCTATTATTTTAACAGGAGGCTGTGCTTTAAATATTGTTTTAAATACAAGAGTAAAAGAGAGGTATAATAAAGAAGTCTTTGTAGCTCCTAACTCTAATGACTCAGGTTTAGCTATTGGACTGTTATGCAAACATTTTAAACCTACTAACATTATAGATGTGACTTATAAAGGTGTATGTCCTTTAGATAAGTATTCCTTAATGGAGTATGTTGAACATAGAGGAGCATCTAAGGAAGCACTAGGTACCATTGTTAACGATTTAATTAATAATAAAATCCTAGGAGTAGTTCAAGGTAATGCCGAACATGGACCAAGAGCTCTAGGTAATAGAAGTATTATCTGCTCACCTATTTCACCTGGTATGAAAGATACTTTAAATTTAAAAGTAAAACATAGAGAGTGGTTTAGACCTTTTGCACCTATTGTTAGACTCGAAGACGTATCAGAATACTTTGAATGGGAAGGCGAATCTAGATGGATGAATTTCTGTCCTAAAGTGAGACCCGAGTATATCGACAAAATTCCTGCAGTTGTACACGTAGACGGAACAGCTAGAGTTCAAACTGTAACTAGAGAACAGAATGAATTTATCTACGACTTACTAACTTTATTTAAAGAGGAGACAGGCATTGGAGTATTAGTTAATACATCTTTTAACGTAGATAGAAAACCTATCCTTTCTACATATAAAGATGCTTTTAAGGTTTTCGATGAGACTCAATTAGATAGACTGTATCTAGACAGTTATTACTTTAGAAAATAAAGAGATAACTATTTATAACTATGCCAGTAACATCTTCAGTCATACCTTATAACTTAGGCTTAACAGCAGAAACAACGATTTACGTTAATGAAGTTAAGTGTAGGGTGCTTGAGAATGACTTTAATTATTCTCAAAATCCTACCGTATTTAAATATACTACAGTTATTACCGGATCTGCTGCATTACCTTTCTATAGCAGCTCGGTAGGAATTATTACAGACGGTACAATTAAAGACACCTTAACCGGGTCTGCATTCAATCCCTATGCAACTACCGTAGGTCTTTATAATGAATTTGATGATCTCCTAGTAGTAGGTAAATTAGCAACTCCTTATCCAATTCCGGAAAATACAGATATTACGTTTATCGTAAGATGGGATAGTTAAAACTCTAAGTTTATGTCAAAAAAATGGTTTACATACGAGAACGGAAGAATTACCGAATACGATTCTGTTGAGAAATTCCCTGAAAATTGCGTTGGATTTGTATATAAAATTACAAATATACAGACTGGAAAGTTTTACATAGGTAAAAAATCCCTGTATTCTAACGTTAGAAAAAAGCTAACCAAAAAAGAACTTGCAGAATTAAGCGGACCTGGTAGAAAACCTACTAAAAAGCTAGTTACAACTGAGTCGAATTGGCCGGTTTATTGGGGTTCTAACAAGGGAATCTTACAAGAAATTAAAGAGTCAGGTACAGATAGCTTTCGTAAAGAAATACTTAAATTCTGCTTTAATAAAAAGCAATTAACTTACTGGGAAGTCCATTATCAATGTATAAACGAGGTACTTTTGACAGATAAGTCCTACAACGACAACGTACTTGCTAAGTTCTTTAGAAAAGATTTGGTAGACTCAGAATAATTTCTTATATTATCCGTTAAAGACTGTAAGTTAATGGAGAATTCACGCCTAGTTTTAGGCCTTTTACATAACGTTTTAGGTAAATCTAAGCCTTCTACTAAAGGAAATCATGCATTTCATTGTCCTTTCTGCAAACATCATAAGCCAAAACTTGAAATAGACCCGAAGACGGGGTTTTATCACTGCTGGACTTGTGAACCTGCTACGAAAGGTAGAAACTTGGTATCTTTATTAAAAAAAGTACAAGCTACCTCTACTCAAATTGCCGAAATGAGAGGCTATTTCCCGGGAGGCAAAGGAGAGATAGACGATAAGCAGTATGAAGTAGTAGAATTGCCGAAAGAGTTTGTTTCTCTCGTAAAGCCTAGTACAAAATTAACTTATAGACAGGCTAAGTCCTATATTACAAGCAGAGGTATTACGGATACAGATGTAGTAAAGTATAATATAGGGTACTGTGAAACAGGTAAGTATAAGAATTCGATAATCGTACCCTCTTATGATGCTCGCGGTAGAGTAAACTACTTTATTTCACGTTCATTCGAAAGAGATCCAGGAAGAAAATATAATGCACCTAGCTGTAATAAAAACGAATTAGTAGGCTTAGAGTATTTTATTAACTGGAAGGTACCTGTTATACTCTGTGAAGGTATTTTCGATGCAATTGCTTTAAAACGTAATGCAATACCTCTATTCGGTAAGAGCATACCGAAGGCCTTAATGATGAAACTCGTACAGAGCGATGTTAAGACTGTATACTTAGCCTTAGATAAAGATGCTTTGAAGGAAGCACTTAAATATGCACAGCAATTAATTGATCTTGGTAAGGATGTTTACTTAATTGAATTAAACGGTAAAGATCCATCTGATATAGGTTTTGAAGGAATGACAAAATATTTACATCATGCAAAGCAACTTACATTTGGTGAGTTACTTTTAAAGAAAATGCAATTATGATTATAGAACAACGTTCAGAAGCTTGGTTTGAGATTAGAAAAGCTAAAATAACAAGCTCAGAGATACATAAAATAATGGGTAAGGGAGATTTTAGCGAAACCGCTAAAACTTACCTACTTGAAAAGGTTTGTGAACTGTATGGAGGTGTTACAGAACCTGCAGTAGGTGCTGCATTAAACTGGGGTACAGATTTAGAGCCGGTAGCAATAGAGTACTATGAACAGAAGACAGGCTTAAAGGTTGATAAAGCTTCTTTTATCCCTGCAGGAGACTTCTACGGAGGCTCACCTGATGGTATTATTACTACAGGAGGTATTATAGAAGTAAAATGTCCTTTTAAATCTGCAATCTCT